CCCTCCCCGCCCGCCGCGTCGCCCATGTCCGAACTGCCAGGGTACGGTCGGTACCCCCTCGAACCTGTTCTCCGTTCGCTCCCTCTTCGAAACTATCACCGTTGGCGGGCCGTTGTCCCCCGCGGGCGTGGAGGTACAAGTAGACCTCCCTTTTGCCCAACGGATCGAGAACATCGGCTCCCACCGGGATAACGCCGGGATGTGTGTCATGTCCTCTATCGAGATGTTGTTCCGATGGGAAGGTCTCGAAGAGTACCGCGGACTTCGTGACTGGGCCGCTCAGTACCGAGGGGGGGCCGATCCCGCCAAGGTAGACGACCAGTTGAAGAAATACGCCGAGGAGAAACATATCTCCCTTCCCCCTTACTTCCAACGAGAGGATCGGAACCGGGACCTTACCCTGCTACGTCTCTCCCTCTCAACCTGGAGACCGGTAGCGGTGACATATGATGGTCATGATGGCGTTCGTTATCGCCAATCTATTGCCCACATGGTCCTTATGGTCCACATGGACGCGGAGTATGTTGGCATCCTCGACAACAATTACATCGGAGAGAACGAACTTCTCTGGATGACGGTGAGCGAGTTCACCCAACGATGGTCAGGCTGGGCCGTTTACTGTACCGCCCCTCCCCCGCCGCCCACCCCCCACTAAGAGGAACCTATGCGATTTCTATGTTCCCTCGCCCTTATGTTCGCGTTATGTCCGATGGTAGAAGCGAGCTACCAGTGGCGGAACCTCGATTCCGACCCGACCCGTCTGTATCTCTACAACGACAACGTACAGATCGGTGGCTACGACATCCCGAGTGACACCTATAGGTCCTACGATGCCCGGACCGACTGCTGGGGAGCGACCGGTGTTCCCCCGTACGCGGTCCCACGAACCTATCGACAGAACTACGGCGTAAACTATCGCCCCGCTGACCGTGACCGCGTTACGTTCCAAGGGCAACCCGTTAGCCTGGACCAGGCGATGCTGGCGTTCGACTCTACCGTTCCCAGCGACGCCAACTACCTCCGTCTGACCGTTATCGGCACCCCGGAGCAACAGGCCCAGGTCCTGAACGATCTACGAACCTCGCCGGTGTTACAAGGGCTTCCCGTTAGGGTAATAGCTAGGGGTTATGCGGCCGACTCCTGGGTTATCGCCGGGATGGGCTACGTGACGACCGGGACCCCGACGATCTATGTCCAGACCCCGGACGGGCACGTCGTTCACCGACAGAACTCGTACGTGTCCGCCTCGGACCTGGCAACCGCCCTGCGTCGCCTGGACCCGAACTACAACTCGACCGCGGACCCGGACCTTCGCCAGGGTCCCCCGTTCGCCCTGCCGTCGCTGCCCAGTCTCGTGTTGATCCTGGGGGCCGGCCTGGCGTTACTTCTCATCTCCCCCTTCAAGGTGATAGCGTTATGATTACCCTTTTCGTCGTGACCCACCTCGCCGCCGTCGCCCTGGGGATCGCCGTCGCCAAGGTAGTACCGGCCGGCGGTCGCTCCCTGCCGATCAAGACCGCGGTACCGGTCGCCCCCCCGACCCCTGCCCCGGCCGATCTCATTAACCAGATCAAGAGCTACCTGTCGGCCGAGGCACTCAAGGCCGAACAGGCCGTCTTCCTCAACAAGTTGAAAGGTTTACCATGACCGCTCTTCTCGCGTCCCTTCCCGCCCTCGCCAAGTACAAGGTCGCGATCTCGGCCGTCGGCCTGATCGGTCTCGGCCTGTACCAGTTGTCCCAGGGCGATGCCGTTACCGCTATCCAGTCCGTCCTTGGCGGTCTGGGTATCGCCGGCCTTCACCTCGGGGCTCAGAAGTCCCAGTAACCCCTTGCACGGCCGGGTCGTCGGAAATTCCGATGGCCCGGTCGTTTTTTTGCGTAGACACGCCCATAACCGGCTATAAATAAGGTATATGCACGAGGAAAGGGGCAACGACATGCGACGCATCCACCTGGAACAAGGCGGCGAGGAGTGGCAGACCTGGCGGTCGAAAGGTATCGGTGCGAGCGACGCCCCGATCATCCTCGGACTGAACCCGTGGCGGACACGGGACCAACTCCTGGCTAGTAAGGTAGAAGAGGTAAAGAGGCGACCGCGACAGAGACGCAAGAACGCCCAGCCGGACAACGGGGCGATGGAGAGGGGACGGAACCTTGAGCCCGTAGCCCGATCCCTATTTACTTCCCTAACGGGAATTGATCTGGTACCGCTGTGCGTCATCTCCGACGAGTACGAGTGGCTGAAAGCCTCCCTGGACGGATGGAACGACCCCCTAGGGCTCCTGGTGGAACTCAAGGCGGTCAACATCGACGACCACGAGACCGCCCTGGCCGGGAAGGTACCGGAGAAGTACTTCCCCCAGGTCCAGCACCAGTTGATCGCTACGTCCCCGGAGGGGAAATCGGCCCAGTACGTGTCCTACTCGATCAACCGTCGTCTAAAGCCCAAGGATCGCCTGGTTATCGTGACCGTTCAGTCCGACCCCGAGTTCCAGGCGAAGCTACTGGAGGCCGAGGGGCTCTTTTGGCGTCTCATCCAGAAACACACCGCCAAGTAACGTAAGTCCATAACCCGCTAGGGGAAAAAATCTGGCGGGTTTTTTCGTTTTTACTCCTTGTCCGCGGCCGGGACCTCCCCTACTATAGGAGTGCCCCCGATGGCCCGCTGGTGAGGCCGGGCGGGGTAACAAGGAGCTACCCATGACCGCTAAGATCGAAGGTAACGAATTGGTGATCCGTCTGCCCATGCAACAGCCCCCGCGTCCCTCGGCCAGCGGCAAGACCCTGGTCGTTGCGACCACCCACGGCAACAAGACCTCCGAGGTCGAGATCAACGGCCAATCGGTCGTGATAGGTGTCAACGCGTACATCTACAAGGACTAGGGCCACCCGGCCCGCATCTAGGAGACCCATGCCGCCCTCCGACCTGACCGATCTGCACGACCTGCTCTTTGACCTTGGCACCACCGGTTCGACGACGGACCTGGCCTGGGTTCTGAAGCAACTAGCCTCCGGTCCGAACCCCTCTCATTGGCACCCGGACCTAGCCCGGTCAGTGAAGTTCATGGAGGAGAACTTCCGCTACGGGTCCGAGAGGCCGATGATGCTCCTGAACGAGGGGAGCGACCGGACCTCGACCCTGTGGCTCCTGGGCTGGCGGGACGGGGACGCAACTCCGATCCACGACCACGACGACTCCGCGGTCGTGGTGAAGGTCCTCAAGGGCTCGGTCCTGGAGGACGTGTACACCGACTGCTCGTCCTGCAACCACGTGACCCGTCGCCTGGACGCCGGGGAGACCCATCGGATACCGACCCCGTACGTGCACCGGGTCCGAGGGGTACCGGGGGCCGAGGGAATGTCCGTCACCCTGCACGCCTATTTCCCGAAGTTGGACCGTATGTCCTTCTACGAGGAAACCGGTATCGCCCTGAACCAAACTTCTACCTGGGAGACCCAGTCATGAGTACCTACGCTCGCTACCTCCAGCGGTACCTGGACACGATCCGACAAACTAATCTACTCCCCTCGCGTGAGATATACGACGCGTGGGAGGCCGACACCCCGGTCCAGGAACTGGCGGAACGGAACGACCGGGAGGTGACCGACTTCGAGAACCTAGTGGACGACGCCCAGGAAGATCTGTCATGAACCTTGACTACCAGACCTGGTTGAACCTGTACAACATCACCCGTCGCCACCCCGGCCAGTTCGAGGGGGCCTACCTCCGGGTTCTCTGGGAGACCGGGGTACGAGCAACGGAAGCGGCCTATCGGAGCGACGCCCAGTACGACAAACGCCCCCAGTGAGGTGCCTTATGTTCGACAGGGACTACGAATGGACGATGCGGGTTCGGGTCTACGGGGAAGGGGACTTCACCCAGGTGTGCCTGGCCCCTGACCCCCTGACGGCCGGTGACAAGGCCAGGGAGATGATCGCGGCGAAGCATCACCTCCGCGGACTTCGGTCCGTTGCCTGCCCCGAGCCCCCTTACAACGACACGTACCGTCACTGTTTCGCCCACTACACCCCGTGAGGTGTCCCATGTTTACCGACAAACGGCCGCTGTTCCTCTACGACACGAGGGTTCACGCGTCCGAGCAACAGATTTTCCCGTTCACCCTGCTAGCCTACGGCCCGGCCCATGCGGCGAACAAGGCCCGTAAGATGGTCCGTGAGACCGCGATCCCGGACCTCGGCCAGGTCCCGGTGGACGTTACCCTTTTGACCTCGACGGGAGGGTACCATGCGTAACCAACCTACCGAACCGCGGGGAGTTTTGACCCCGGACCGGCACGACGCCCTGGAGGAGCAGCGATCTAACCCGCGGCACGTCCACCTGGAGGTGAACGGGCGGGTTCTCACCCATCTCACGCCGCCGGTCCCTCCCTTGGAACCGGAGGGGGCATGGACGGTCGGGGACCCGATCCGCTTCACCCTTCTCGCCGCCGAGGAGTACGGGATGGCCCTCATCGACCACTACGGCGTCGAGGTGGTGATTAAGGAAGTGGGGTGACCTGTGACGACCCATGATAAACAGACCCTGGCTCAGTTCTACTACCCGTTCGTCCAGTCCCTTGCCCGTCAACGTCTCAAGACCGGGGTGCCGTACGAGGACCTGTTGTCCGCCGCCCATCTCGGTCTGGTGAAGGCACTCGATACCTACGACCCGACCCTGCACACCAAGCCGGCGACCTGGATATACTGGAAGGTCCGGGGCGAACTTCGAAAGGTGATCCGTGAACATCGACGGTACCGGGAGCACGAGGTCAACGTGGATTTCTCCGAGGCCGACCGGTCCGGGGGCTCCCTGGGACGTGCCCTTCGTCAACGGAGTGAGGATCACTACACGCAAGGGGGAAACATATCGGCCAAGGTTAGGGACGCCGTGAACGACCTCCCGTTCCCGGAGAGGGCCGTGATCAAACTGCGGTACGGACTGGGACTGAACCGTCGGTACCTGCCCTGGCAAATCTCCGAACGGTTCGGATGGTCCCGGCGTACGGTCCACTACTACCTGGACAAGGCCAAGAACCAGTTATACGTCGCCCTCAAGGGGTTAGCCCATGTATGACCTACAGACTTTGGACCTAGTGAACCAACGATGTCTCCTGGCGGAACGGGAGCGGAAGTATACCCAGCCCTGGGTACCGAGGTCCTACGAGGAGGTGGACCAGGCGTTCGTGACCGGGTTGCCTCTACCTCTCCTCTCGGCCGACAAACCCCTGAGCCCGAACTGGCAGCGGTCCTCCTTACCGCCCTGGGTGACGAACGTAGATAACCCGGAGGCCGTTGAGCTACTGCGGGAACGTATCATCCAGGCGTCCCTGCCCTCCGGAGGCAAGATCGGGTTCGTGGCGGACTTCGAGATTCGGTCCCAGCGACGCCCGTCCGTGGCCGTTCTGATGGTAAGGAGGGTCTGATGAAAGCACCACCGCTACACCCGACGCCGACCGTGATCTCGGCCTATCGGGCGAGGAAGAAGGGACTCCGACGGTCGGGGTCCGGGGGAACGAAGGGCAAGAAAGGGGCTCGGTGGGTCCAGGGAACGACCACGGTGTCGGTTCCCTCCACGACCCGCTCGGCCCGACGGGGAGGGTAACATGACCTATCTCATACCGAACGTGTACCGGGAGGGGGACCGGTGGTTCTTCGACGACCCGGCGATGGGGATCGAGCGGGAGGAACTGGTACAGGGGGCCGACAAGGTACTCACCCAACTGGCCAACGGGGCCACGGTCGGACGAGTTGCTTTTTCCGACGAACCGTTCGACCTCGGGACCGGTTTCCGGTACTACGGCCCAACGAAGGACAACTGGTCGATCTACGACAGTCACCTGGGCTGTGTGACGGCGTTCCTTTGCCCGACCTTGTTACGGTACTTCGACCGACCGCCGGCCGATCTGTACGTGCGATTTATTTCCCTAGCGTGAGATTTTTGGACGTAGAACCGGTCGCCCGGTGCTATAAATAAGGTACCGGGCAACTCGTCTTCTAACGTCGCGAGGTTACATGGGCACCGCACTAACCCTTACCGACCAGCGAACGATGGCCCAGCAGTTCGCCATGTCGAAGCTGTTCGCTACCAGGGGACCGGCCGAGATGTTCGTTAAAATCCAGGCCGGCCAGGAACTAGGTATCGCCCCGTTCGCCGCTATCTCGGCCATTCACGTGATCAACAACAAGCCGGTACTCTCCGCGACCCTCCAGGCCGCTCTGATCCGTAAGTCGGCGGACTACGATTACCATGTGAACGAGTTATCCGAGACCCGGTGTGACCTGACCATCACCCGCAAGGGGAAAGAGGTCGGTCGGTCGGTCTTCACCTTAAAGGACGCCAAGGACGCCGGGCTGTCGGACGGACCGAACAAGGCCACGTGGAAGAAGTACCCACGGAATATGTTGTTCTCACGGGCGATCTCCAACGCCCTGCGATGGTACTGCCCCGACCTGGGGGCCGGTACGACCTGGTACGCCCCGGAGGAGATAGACACGGTCGAGACCCCGACGGTCCTGGACGCCGAGGTGACGGGTACGGACCTGGGTCAGGAGAAAGAGGTACGACTCAGCACGATCCAGGGGTTGATCAAGAACACCGGGGCGTCGGAGATGTCGATCCTGACATACTACGGGGTGACAGATCTCGCCCAACTGGTTACCGACGACGACAACTACCACGACGCAATTTCCAAACTCCAATCTAAGGCAAAGGTGACCGATGCAGACCAAACTGAACGAGGGGTACTACAAGGCAACGGCCCGGAAGTGGGAGATCGTGATGGGGGGCAAGGACCAGGACAAGCTGTTCTGGACGCTGACGTTTGACGTGACCGAGTCGATTCCGGACCGCGGTAACCTGGCGGACGAGGGTACGCCCCTGGAGAAACCCGCTACCCGTTCCCTGCGTCGCGTCCTGTCCCCGCAGAACGTGGACTGGTTGCTCGGCGACGTACGGCAACTCGGGTTCGAAGGCAAGGACCTGCGGCAACTGGACCCTGACAACCCCAATGCCTTCGACTTCGGGGGCAAACAGTTCGTGGCCCGGTGCGTCTACAAGGACTACCAGGACAAGACCTACGAGGAGTGGCGGATCGAGAAACAGTCCAAGAAGGCGGACACCTCGACCATCGCCGCCGCCATCGCCGAGATGCAGGAGGCCCTGACCGGTGACGCTCTGGACAAGGGCGATAATGACCCCTTCTAAGGGGACTGTCCTCTCTACGGGTTTCTCGGGGCGGTATAAATTGAGAACCCATATATCACCCTAGCTGGAGATACCCATGACGTACGTTGAGAAGTTGTTGTCGCGGTTCGAGGGGGTAACCCAGGTGGACGAGGGCCAGTGGGAGGCCAAGTCCCCCCTCCGTGACGATGAACATCCCTCGGTTCGTATCTCCCTGGCCGCGGACGGGAAGTTATTGCTACGTGATTTCGGCGGGGCACGGACCCGTGATCTGCTCAAGGCCGTAGGGCTGGATTTCCGAGCCTGCTACCCGCCCGTGGACGAGACCCCGGTGGAGGGGATTGTCGGTAACAAGTCCGCTACCCGTGCGACCGATGTCCCTGCGGTCGTTGCCCCCGTTCATCACCACCTCTACACGGAGTTCCTGTCCCGTCTCGGACTGAACGACGCACATTCGGTCCAGCTTCGTCAACGGGGGGCACGGGTGGACTGGTTCAAGCTGCACGGTTACCGCTCCCTGTCCTGGCTAGCGGTACGACGGGCGATCAAGGACCTACAGGAGATACACCCCGCCCTCGGGGCCGAGTTACTTCACACCCCTGGGTTCCGTCGCGGGATGGTCAACCCGAACGTTATCGAGACCGTGTTCTCTACCGGCCTGACGATACCGGTACGGTCCCCGACCGGGGAGATCATCGCCCTTCAGGTCCGCCAGGACACCGGGCCGGCTAAGTACCACTGGTTCGGAGGGGCGGGTTCCCCTCCGACCGGGACCCCGGCCCATACCACCTCGGACGAGCTATTTCATACCGAGATTGACGACGCGATCTGGGTGACGGAGGGGCCGATGAAAGCTGATCTCCTGGCCCAGTTCCGAGGGGTGCGAGCTATAGGTATCCCAGGGGTGTCTACCTGGAAGTCCGCCCTGGCCCCCCTCGCGAACTTTGACCTCAATACCTCGGTCGTACTGGCCTGGGACGCGGACTGGCGGACGAACACCTCGGTCGCCTTCTCCCTGTTCGAGATGGGCGAGGACCTAGTGCGACGAGGCTGGGACGTATGGTTGGCGACCTGGCCGGGTCAATGGAAAGGTATCGATGACTTTCTCCGGGAGAACGCGAACGTGGCCCTGTCTCCCTGGAAGGAAGGGAAGGTCGAGGTTCAGAAGGCAATGACCCAGAAACACGGCGGTACGACGGTGGTCCCTACCGCCTACGGTACCATGGAGATGTAACATGGCGAGTCGAGCGAAGCAGAAAGGGGACCGAGCGGAACGTAACGTCGTGTCCCTGTTGAACCGACTCTTCGGGGTCCATGCCTGGCGTATCCCGCTAGGGGAACAGGCGGCACCGGACGGCAGCGGTACCGGGGACCTCTTGATCGACCTGGTGGGGACGTTCAAGAACCTCCGGGCCGAGGTGAAGTCCCGCAAGGGCGGCGAGGGGTTCAAGACCTTGGAGAAGTGGCTCGGTAGCAACGACCTGATGTTCCTTCATCGTAACCTCCAACTACCGATGGTGGTGATGCCGTGGGAGACGTTCCAACTACTGCTAACTTCCCGGTCCAAACCTACCGCCGTGACCGGCCTGGGCGACCCGGTGAAGGTTTCGATTACGATGTCGGATGGAAGGGTGACCGATTTCCAGGTGCCTTCCTCGCCCTTGACACGGAGACCGAGTTCATCATCACCGGAGATCGTATCCCACGTCTTGCCCTTCTCGCCGCGTCCGACGGGACCCGACACGCCCTGATCCCGCCGGCCCAGATCGAGGCGTTCCTGGAGACCCATCGCAACGTGCCCTGGGTCTTCCACAACGTGGCGTTCGACTTCTGGGTTCTGTGGGAGGTCCTATCCCCCAGCGGCCGGGCGTTACTGCACGACAAGGTGGAGATCGGGCACGTCCACGATACGATGCTCCTGGAGCTACTGATCGTCCTGGCCACGACCGGGGGGCAGCGGGAGGGGGTCGGGTTCAAGCCCCCGACCCTGGACGAACTAACCACGAAGTGGGGTAACCTCCGGACCCCGAAGGACGATCCATACCGACAGCGGTACGGGGAGATCGTGGGCGTCCCGTTCGCGGACGTGACGGACCGCGGGTTCTGGGACTACGCTATCCTTGACGCCGTGAACCTGGCGACGGTCTGGCCGGCTATGTCGGCAATGGCGTTCGACCTGTCCGTAGCTGCTATCTTTTCCCCTAGCGTGGGGACCTACGAGGTAGCCCCGTACGCCCTGGCCCAGTTCGGGCCGTTGTCGGAGACGATCCAGGTGAAGGCCGCTATCGCCCTGGCCGACATTTCCCGTCGGGGTATCGCGGTCGATCAGCAGGCCCTGCGGGGGGTGGACCAGAAACTTCGGGACGAGATGACCGATCTCGTTCGATGGATCAAGGACCACTACCCCCAGCTGCTGACGTACTACAAGGAGAAGAAGCGGGCCGGGGTGATCCGGGTCAACAAGAAGACCCGGGTACCTCGTCTCCAGTTGAAGGAACTACGGGGGCTCTTGTTGACTATCGAGCGGGACCTAGACCGGAAGGCCCCGCGGACCGGTAAGACCAAGGAAATCTCGGCCTCCCTGGATGTCTGGCGAAACCTGGCCCCTCACCACCCGCTAGTGGAAAAATGGACCCGGCTGGCGGACGTGGGGAAGTTGTTACAATTTACCACTAAGATCACGGGAGTGGAGGTAGTTCGGTCGGGGTACCGTACCCTGGTGTCCACCGGTCGTACCTCGGCCAGCGGTCCAAATATCCAGCAACAGCCCCGCGACGCCTGGTTCCGGCAGTTGTTCGTCCCGCGGCCGGGGTACAAACTGGTCGCGGCGGACTACTCGTTCATCGAACTCCGGACCCTGGCATCGGTCTGCCTGTCCAAGTTCGGCCGGTCAAAACTGGCGGACGTGATCCGGGACGGGACGGACCCCCATGCCTACACCGCGGCGATGACCCTCGGGATGTCCCTTGACAACTTCAAAGTATTGAAGACATCGGACCCGGCCGGCTATAAAAGGAATAGGCAGGCGGCAAAGGCGATCAACTTCGGGGTACCGGGCGGGCTAGGGGCGGCGAGGTTGGCCGTCTACGCCAAGACCACCTACGGGGTAGACATGTCCCAGGAGACCGCGAAGGCCCTGAAGGCCCAGTTAACCGAAGAGGTCTACCCGGAGATCGGGGAGTACCTGGCCGACTCCTCCCTGGCGGACCTAGCGGCCGTGGTGAAGCAACCCTTGGCGAAGGTCCGTAGAGCCCTGGAGCCCAAGCGGCAGGACGACATCGCGATGCAGGCCGTTCGGAAGATCATCAAGGGAACGCCCTACACCGTGGACGGCCGGCACTACTACCCGGTGTGGGTGGAGCAGGTGTGGGAGGGATTGGAGACCCTGATGGAGCACGTAGACGACCCGAAGGTCCGGGAGGCCGTCGCCCGTCACGAGGGCTCGAACTGGTTGGAGGGGGAGTTGTTCAATAAACCCGTCGCTACCCGGACCGGCCGGGTGCGGGCGGACGTGGGGTACACGGAGGCCCGGAATACCCCGTTCCAAGGTCTAGCGGCCGACGGGGCGAAGTTAGCCCTGTGGCGGGCGGTAATGGACGGGGCGTTAGGGGAGTGGCCGGGACGACTGGTAGCGTTCTTGCACGACGAGATTGTGGCCGAGGTCCCGATAGAGACGGCCGACCGGGACGCCCGGCACCTGGAGACCGTCATGAACACCGAGATGCAACAAGTACTTCACCCGTTGGTCCCGTCGGCCTGTGAGGTCGTTATCGGGGACCGATGGACAAAGGCGTGACCCATGCAACAGATCGACTTGTTAGACGGACGCATCGTGGGACACGTGGGGAAGAAGGACCACGTGTGCCTCGTGGACTCTCGGACCGGGGAGTCCCTTCAGACCGCCTCCTGGTGTAACGAGGCCGGGGCCACGTTCGACTTCTACGACTACGTGTCCGGGAACCGGGCGACGGTGTCCCTGACCCGTACCCAGCTACAACTAATGATTATTGCCGCGAACGCCCTGTGGGCCACGGAACCGCTGGACTCACTGATTCAACCCGCGGGAGGTAAACATGATCAAGGACCCAACGAACCCCATCACCACCAACCCCCTAACTGGGGCACAGAGGGAGAGCAAGGAGGGGAAGGGGGCGTTCCACCTGATCCCTTCCTACCCGACGATCCGCCTGGCGAAACACTATGAGGCCGGGGCGGTGAAGAGAGGGGACCGGAACTGGGAGAAGGGGTTCAAGCTGTCCTCGTTCGTGAACTCGGCCCATCGCCACGAGGCCCAGATGGCGGACGGGGACGAGAGCGAGGATCACGAGGCCGCGATCCTCTGGAACTGGTACGGGTTCGTCTGGACCCGTGAGATGATCCGTCGCGGGGTACTACCGAGGGAACTGGACGATGTCACCGAGCACTGGCGAAAACTCCGACCTCAAGGCCCTAGTGGCCCCGATCTACCCGTCCTTCGTAGCGACCCAGGCGTGGGTCGATGACCTTTTGAAGTCCCCTCTCACATGGAGCCCTGCCCGCTTGGCAGACTTGGTACGTGAGTTGTTCTACCTCACCCAGGCCAGTCAGGGTCTGTTTGAGTTGTCCGAGGGACTTGGGTACGTGGTACGGCAAGAGATAGAGAACCTCAAGGACGGGACCTGGGCGAGGGTCGAGGACCTGGCCCGCGACCTGGTGAAGAGGGACTACCGGTTTAACTACCTGTCCCTGTCCGCGAAGGAACTGGTGACGACGGGCAACGTAGCACCGTCCACCGAGGACCTGATCCGTGGTATCGACTTTACTACCTTACTGGGAGACACCGATGCAAGTGGCAATCAACAGCAGCAACCCGTTGGTTAACAAGTTCCAGTTCGCCGGGCAACGCCTGGTGGACGCGGTGGAGGTGATTAACGAGGCGACCAACGATCTGACCCGCGATATCGCGGCGAAGTTCATTCAAAGTGTGGAAGCCTCTCCGAACTCTATCGAACCCGTGCTCTCGGCCGTGGAGATTGTACAATTGAACGTCGCCTCGTTCTACACGTCCCAACTGGCGACCCAACTGGACGAGATACTGGACCACCTGAATATGCTCCTCAATAAACACCTGGGCCACAAGTCGGTCAAGTTGGACCGGGCCTTTACCACCCGTGCCACTTCCCTCGCTATCCAGACCGACCCGCGACGGGCGTTACTGACCGCCGCGGCCGAGAAAGGTCTGAAGGAGGGGATCGAGGCGGTGGAGCAAGCGGTCCAGCAGTTGGAACGGACCCAGGTCTACGAGAACCTGGCGAACGAACCCGAGGAAACCTCGGCGGCGGGCTTTCAGGAACCGTTCCAGGAATCGTTCTCGGGTTGCAAGTAACTCAACGGGGATCACCATGCGAACACGAGTCTACGTTGCAGGTCCCATCTCGAAGGGGGACCTGCAACACAACGTGGACCAGGCACGGGAAGCCTCGGTCCGGTTGATCAAGGCCGGCTACGCGGTCTTTACCCCTCAACTGTCCGTCTTCATGGGCGGTAACGACATGGAGAAGAACGGGGTCGGGCCGATGAACGCCGGCATCTCCCACCGGGACTGGTTGGAGATGGACCACTCCTGGGTGGGTATCTCGCACGCCGTTCTCCGTCTACCGGGGGAGTCCGTCGGGGCGGACCAAGAGGTGTCCTGGGCGTTGGCGGAAGGCATCCCGGTGTACACCGATATTAACCAACTCCTTTCCTGTCTCTCTACCGATCTCGGGTGACCTATGAAGTACCTGTTCTCGCTGGCGACCTGTTCGTTGATGCTGGGCGTGTCTATCTTTTCCCCTAGCGGGACGCCCGATGGCCCCTCCCCGCAACGGTCCATGTCGGCCGTCCTAGCGGACGCCCAGCGGGGCGTGGTACGGGTGTCCTCGGACCGGGGTCGCGGTACCGGCATCGTAACGTACTCCCAACAGGACGGGTACTTGGTGTGGACGATGTACCACGTGATTCGGTCCAACCCGGAGGGTACGTTCCAAGTCCGTCTCTCCAACGGCTCGACGTTTCCCGGCCGGGTGATCGCTCACGATTCCGTAGTGGACCTGGCCGTCCTGTCCCTGGACCAGGAGGGGGAACTGCCCGTAGTGCCGATGCGAGTCTACGGCGGTTCGGTGACCGTGGGCCGGCAAGTCTATCACGTCGGCTCCCCTCTCGGGGTGTTCGACGGGACCGTGACGAGCGGCGTTGTGTCCTTTACCGGTCGTCGGGCGGGGGACTACGAGGGGTTCTTCGACTACATGTTCGCTAACCATCCGAACACGATCTTCGACCAGGTGTCTACCCCGACCTGGCCCGGTTCGAGCGGTGGGGCGATCATTACCACGGACGGGCGAGTGATCGGTCTGGTTCACGGTGGGGTCGGGGAGTGCCTGACCATGATCGTGCCGGCCTGGGTAATGAGGGACTACGCCCGTCGATGCCAACTAATCTTGAGGGACTAATGGACACGACCGGTAAGCAGGTACTGTCTACCTTGGAGAAAGAGACGAAGGCCCTGGAACTTCGTCGCCAGGGGGTAATCTACTCCCAGATCGCCAAGGAGATCGGGACCTCGACCGCCCACGCCTACCGGTTGGTGTTGAAAGGTATTCAAAAACTGGTTGCCCGACGGGACTCTCGGGCCGAGATCGTACTTGGCCTGGAGTTGTCCCGGTTAGAGGAACTGGGGCACAACGTCTATCTCAAGGCCGTGGCGGGCGATCTCAAGGCCGTTGAGTCCTACCTCAAGATCATGGAACGACGGTCCCGTTACCTGGGACTGGACGCTCCAGTCAAGCAGGACACCCGGCACTCGTTCGAGGGACGGTCCGACGAGGAACTGGTCCGTGAGGCCCAGCGGTACGGTATCGAACTTCCGGTCGAGCTACGGCCGGCCCAGGTAACGGTGGTTCCCAATGAACCGACAGCGACTGGAATCAACCCTGCGGACCCAGTACGAGATAGCGGCCCGAACGTCCCAGAAGTCGGTCCGAGGGTTCCTGACCCAGGTCGTGATTGACTCCCGTCCCGAGCCCCGGCGGTTCGGGGACATAGCGGACCCATGGCAATGGGACTGCTACCTCCCCATCGGGGACGCCCTTGAGTACGTAGCAGGGGTGCGGGAGACCTATACCGGGCCGATGTCGTTCTGGAGGGGGCTACCTCGCGGGTACGACAAGACCTCGTCTATCGCCCGTCTCGTTATCTGGGTAGCGGCGTTCTCCCGTCGCAAGCTACGCGGGGCGGTCGCGGCCGGGGACGCGGACCAGGCCCGTTTGGTACTAGAGGCGGTCGAGGCCCAGGTCCGTCTGAACCCCTGGTTGGAGGGGAAGGTCCGGGTCTATCGGAACGTGGTGTACGGACCGGGAGGGTCGTTCAAGGTACTGTCGGCCGACGCCCCGTCCTCGTTCGGCCGGACGGACGATATCTACATCACGGACGAGCTAACCCATTGGAAGAAGCGGGACCTGTTCGACGTGCTGTGGTCCGGTCGCGAGAAGAGATCGTCCAAGGAGAAGGGCACCGCGGCGGTCTTTATCGTGATCTCGAACGCCGGGACCACGGGGTCCTGGCAGCACAACATCTATCGCAATGCCCAGGGGGATCACACATGGAACGTCTGGGAGGCCCCGCCCCGGAGGCACCTAGCGTCCTGGATGTCCCCGGCCGCTATCGACCGTATGCGGCGACTCCTACCTCGCGGTATGGCGAAGAGGGTGATCGACAATGTCTGGATCGACGCTGCCGAGGAGGCCGACTTCCTCTCCCGCAAAGAGGTCGAGCTATGCGAGGCCCGTGGGACCGATCTGGGTCTACGTCGGCAAGTCAAAGCTAGCGAGGGCCAGCGGTACGTGGCGTCTATCGACTACGGGCCGCGACGGGACCGAACGTGCCTTGCGGTCGGGCACAAGGACAAGGAAAGGGACCTAGTGATCGTGGACCGGTTGGACGTGTGGCAAGGTAATCCCGAGGCCCCGGTACAGATCGCCCAGGTAGAGGAATGGGTCGAACAGACGATCAAGGACTTCCCCGGCTGCGAGATCATTTGCGACCCGTACCAGCTAGAGGGAACGGTGCAGAAGTACGAAGGGAACCATCGGATCGAGCGGTTCGAGGCACGGGGTGGTAAGTCCAACTACGAGATGGCCGAGAACCTTCGCTCCCTGATCTCGTCCGGTAAGATCACCTGGTACCCAGGGGCCGGGTCGCTACCGGTGGACGGTCGCCTGGAGACCCTTGGGGATGAACTGATGCAACTGGTCCTCAAGGTCACGCCCTACGGGTACCGGTTCGACCACGAGGCGAACTACCACGACGACCGGGCCGTGGCGGTCGGGATGATGGCGTTACGGCTGGAGCAGATGGACCCGAGCGGACCAGGGGTACCTCCCCAACCCGTTAGGGGTAAAGAAACGGAAGGTCTACCTCAACAGGTCGCCCTGCGACGCCCCGAGCCCGCGGCCCGGTGGACGCAACGGGGGCTATGGGGGGCACGACGATGAACTGGTCCGAGCTAGCGGGTTGGTCGGCGAACGTGGTCCTCGTGGCCGGGTACTACTTCGTCGGCCGGCGGAAGAGGTGGTCGTTCCTCCTCACCGCCCTGGGGGAACTGATCTACGTCGGTATCTCCCTGGACCTATGGCGATGGGACTTCGTGGTCCTGTGTGCCGTCTTCGCCGGCCTGGCCCTGTGGAACTTCTATCTGTGGAGGAGCCATGATCGAGGTACTTGTCGGTCCGATAGCGAGCGGAAAATCAACGTACGCCGCCCGTCGAGCCCGTCAGGGGGCGATAGTAGTGAGCGACGACGCCCTGACGATGATGCTGCACGCCAACCAGTACCATCTCTACAACAACGACCTGAAACGGCTCTACAAGACCATTGAGACCTCCGTTATCACCGCGGCCGTCTCCCAGAACCGCGACGTGGTGATTGACAAAACCAATGGAAAGCGACGGACGCGGGCGAGATATGTCGCCCTGGCCGACACGCTCGATACCCAGGCGTTCGCGATTCTCTTTGACCGTCTAACTCCCTTGGGCCACGCGGTCCGACGGACACAGGCCGATCCCCGCGGCCTGACCCTTTCCGACTGGCGGAAGGTCGCGGAGCGTCACGAGGCCGAGTTCGAGCCGGTCACGATGGCCGAGGGGTTCTGGGACATCCGACCCGCACCACCTTACGAGGAAAACCATGCCACTGAAAAAAGGTAAGTCCGACGAGACCGTGAGCAAGAACATCAAGACCGAGATCGCCCACGGGAAGCCTCAGAAGCAGGCGGTCGCCATCGCCCTGAAGACCGCCGGTAAGTCCAACAAGCAGTCCATGTCCGAGCAGGAGGCGATGAAGATCAGCGGGGGCAAGGGAAAGAAGGGCTATTCGATGGAGCCCGACCCGACCACCGCGGCCGGGGAGGAGTACCGAAAGGACTACAAGGCCAAGCAACGGTACCAAGGGAGGAAGTCATGATCCCCTTGACGGAGAACTACGGGGCTCCCGAGAGGGAGGTGTACTAATGACCGCCAAACAAGTCCGGACCGCGGCGTACGTGGTGACCAAGATTTTAGCTTCACACAATCCCTTCCACCTGGCTAGTATCTTCGTGTACCTCGTGGCGTCCTTTCACCACGCGGCCCAGAACTTCGGACGGGGCCGGCAACACATCCGATCCCACGCCGGATATTTGTCCCAGGAACTGGCCCCATAAGGACTTACCGGAAATAACTTGACAAATTCCCTCGGTCTCTGGTACTTCTACGGTACCGGGGGCCGAGGGAGGGTAGGGATACCCCGTTAGGGGAAAAAGAATTTTATTGTACACATCACACAACCTCGGCCTATAAGTAATATAGGGGTACGAGGGGAGGTAAAGTCATGATCGCACAGTTGATCGTGGACGCGGTAGTGACGGCCGGGGTGGTAAGCTGTCTCGTGCAGTTGATCAAGACCTGGCTCCGATGATTATCTCTTCCGCTAACGTGAGACTACCAAGGGAGGAAGAACATGGCGACAATTCAAGTGAAAGATCGGAACGTGGTCCGGTCACTTCGGGACCTGGCCCAGGGAACTTTCGTGGAGGTAGCGAACGGTCCCTTTGCCGGTGAGGTGCTGATCATTACCGGTCACCGAGGGACGGACGACGACGGGGACATTATCGACGCCATCGGCCTGGTGGACGGAGAGGATTGGTCGGACGACGGGAAACTCAACGCCGAGGGGTACCGGGGGTTGGAGTCACCTTTCACGGTGACGCCATGAAGTACCTAGCCCAGTGGTACCTGGTGGTCTTCCTCGGGGCGGTGACGGTCGCCTCGGTACTTCAACTGGCCCTACTCATACTCGGGGAGAGGTAACGTGTGGGACGAACTTATCGCTATGGGGATTTGCCTGGGTCTGCTCGTGGTAGCCGGCCTGGCAGTTCTGTGTCTTCTGATAAACCCGTGAGGTAGCAAGGGACCCACGCTAGGAGTAAAGCTATGTACGCAACTCTCGTGGCCGGTATCGTCGGCGTCGTGTCCCTGTTCGGGATCGCTACCTATTGCCACTCGCACCAGGACCATCGGTACGAGATCAGCATCGGCCGGCACTGTACTTGTCGCCACGGGTGCGACTGTAACGGCCACGGTCGCTGCCCGTACCGGTGTCCGCACCGTTAACGGACCGGGGAGGTAGCTAATGGACCTGCGAGATGAGAACCCGATCCGCCCGTGCCCGTTCTGCGGGGGCGAAGCTGGTCTGAGTCACCGCGAGGTCGGGACCGTCTGGTTGGTTCAGACCGTCGCCTGTCTCTCGGACGCCTGCGGGGCCTCGATGACGGAATGGGCGAACGAGGGGACCGACGCCCTGGTGACGCGATGGAACCAACGACCTTCACCCTGACGACCTTGCAGCCCGAGGACCGAGCGGTCATCGAACTGTGGCAGGGGGCGACGTTACCGCCCGGTGACGAGATAGAGATCACGGTCCCCGCGGACCATCTCGACGCCTGGCATCGGTTGCTTCTAGTTCTGAACATTCGACGGGAGGGCGTGTGATGCGATTGGTATATGAGAGCCCGCGGGTCCGAGTAGTCTGGTCCCCGGACGAGGGGCAAGCGATCAGTGACGCGGCGGGGGAGTTCCGAAAGTTCCTTGCCCCGTTGTGGCCGGACCAGATCGATGTCGGTTACCTGGTCGCCCAGGTACCGGGGGCGTTCTCGGCCTGGAAAAACGACGAGGCTCTGACGCACGAGGCCCGAAAGGGATGGACACAACTGGCCGGCTAGGGTCCCCTCCCCACCCGTGTCCTACCGACTATGTAGGACGGCCGGCCTCCTTATATCGGACATCACGGTCTGAACTAGCTAGCCCGTTGCGGCCCGATGGTAACTACCGGGCCAAGGGAAGTAACCGACCTGGGATGTCCGTGAACGATAGCTGACCCACCTTGTCCGACTGAGGGTAACGCCACTTCGTGAGGGGTGCGAGACGTTACAAGCGGGTACAGCGACACCCCTCTACGACCGATCCGAGAGGTCGGTCTATGCCCCGTAGCTCAACGGTAGAGCCCCTCTAACGGAAAGGCTCTCAGTACAAAGAGCACACCGGCGATCACGAGCCTGGCACACGTCGGGCGAGTGACGAGGCGACGCGGGTTCAACTCCCGACGGGGCTCCTTCTTCTATCTCACGCAAGGGGAATAGATATGTTGCAGCTGGATACGACCAAGCCCTGGGGACAGGCCGTTAACGAGGCGGTCGGGCACGAGGTGTTCGCGAGGGGGTTCAACCGGTACGGCCTCCCGGTCAAGGGATGGTCTAACCCGTTCGTGATGGCCCAGGGGGAAGAGAAGTCCCCTAAGGTCACGTTCCGAGCGAGCGTGTTCCGTCTCCCCGAGAACTTCGACGAGACCGCCGGGCAGGTGAAAGTCCGCCTGGACGGGGAGTCGGTCGAGGAGGTTACCTCGGTCGTTGAACTCAATCTCACCCCGGACTCGCAACAGGTGCTGGTAGAGTCGCTCCTGGAGAAGCTGATCCGGAAGGTCCTCGCCCGTGACGGTATCGAGTGGTCCCCGCCGACCGTGTCCGCCGAGGGACGGATCATCGACCCGAGCCGGGAGGCGGTGAGTCAAATATGAAAACTACCGCCAACCTTGCATACGATGGTAGCTGGTATGTTGCAGTTTATCGAGGTGACAACCTTATCGCTCGATCCCCCGATTTTTCCATTCGGCTTGCGGCTGAAAAATGGTGGATGGATAATTATCCGGAAGCAGAGGATGGGGCCAGGCTATGATCCGGTACGCTCTGCTTGCCCTCCTCCTACTCGGCATCGACATGGCCACCGACTGGCTGGTTGGGAAATGACTAGGGAGTAGAAAGGATTTCGCAGCGATGAACAAGGTCCTGGAAAACGGCACTTACAGCTTTGACCCTCTCCCGAAGGATCCTGATCGCGGTGCGGCTCTGTTCGAGATTCGCCACCCGGATCGCTACCTGCCTGACCTCGTACTGAAGGAGGAACAGACTCGCCGACTGCGGCGGGTGCTGGACGAGTTTCGGCAGTGGGAGGTGCTGGAAGCGAACGCGCTCCGCCCGGCGAACAAGCTCCTCTTCTGTGGACCGCCCGGGTCCGGAAAGACGGCGACCGCCGAGGCGTTGAGCACTGAACTGGGCCTGCCGTTCCTGGTGGCGCGGTTCGACGCCGTTGTCTCCAGCCTGCTCGGCGAGACGGCCGCCAACCTGCGCAAGGTCTTTGACTACGCTTCGCGGGGAACATGGGTCCTGTTCTTCGATGAGTTCGACGCCATCGGCCGATCACGGGATGACGCGACCGAGCACGGGGAGCTCAAGCGGGTCGTCAACACGTTCCTCCAGATGCTGGACCGTTTTGCTGGGCGGTCACTGGTAGTCGCGGCCACGAACTTCGAGCAATCGCTCGACCCGGCCCTCTGGCGACGGTTTGACGAAGTAGTCCGCTTCGAGCCGCCGAACCACGAAGAACTCATCTTGCTCCTACAAAAGAAGCTTGAGCGGGTCCGCTACCCGAAGAGTGCGCTACATGAGATGGCCGATAAGCTCTCGGGCGCGAGCCACGCGGACGCTGAGCGGATCTGCCTAGAACTCATCAAACTCTCCGTCCTTCGGGGCAAACCGGAGATCTCTCCGGCGGACTTTGACGAGGCCCGCTTACGTCACGAGGAACGAATCCAGACGCTCCGCAGGTCTCGGCCCGCAGACGGCACCCCTGCGGTCGATGAGACCTAGCCTCGTTGCGTTACCTATTTCTTCCCCTAGCGTGAAATCGTAATGCCCTTTCCCGATCCTACCGCTACCGCCTACGAACAAGGTCTCCCGCTCCCCGAGGCGAAGAGAGAGGACAACTCCCTCCCGCCCGGCGGCGGTAAGTGGGTCGTTCCGCACTTCACCTCGTTCGCGGCGATCATCAACTCGATAACCCGGACCTACCGGTGGACGTTCGACGAGGCCCTGCGAGATAGTCAGACCAACGCCCTCGCCCTGCGACGTGACCCGGTGATCATGGACGCCCTTCGGTCCCGTCAGTTGCCGGTGTGCCAGTTACAGTGGCACCTGGAGGCGAGGGACGAGACCGACGAGCGACAGGTCCAGGCGATCAAGGACGGGACCGAGATCATCAAGGCGATCCCGAACTGGCAACGGTACCTGATGCACCTGTCCGAGGCGGTGTTCTACGGCCGCTACGGGGTGCAAGAGGTGTTCGACTGGGACTTCGAGATTCGCAAGGGGAAACGGTCAATGGTGGTCCGGGACTACCAACCGGTCCTCGGTGACAAGTTGGTCTTCAAGTACTCCGGCCAGGTCGGTATTCTCGTCCATACCACGGAACTCAACCGTCTCGACAAGGACACGGACATCACGGACCGCGGCCGGGCTCACTTCCTCAACCCCGAGGAACGGGAGCAGATCGTCATCCATCAGTACGAGCCGGAGGACGCGGACTTCTTCGAAGGCGAGATGGCCGGGGCGATCAAGGGCGTCGGCATCCGTTCCCGTCTCTACTGGTTCTGGTGGCTCCGTAACCAGGTACTCTCCTGGCTGATGGACTATCTCGAACGGGTCGGGGCCGGCGGTATCATTGTCTGGTTCTACGAGTCCGGTAACAATCAGTCCTATACCGAGGTCTCGAACGCGGTCGAGCAACAGTCGCGGAACAACGCGATCCTGTTCCCTCGGTACCGGGACAACACGACCGGCGGGCCGGGGTTCGAGCATATCGAGCCGTCGATGGCCGGGGCTCAACTCCTGGAGTCGCTGGTCACCCAGTACTTCGACGCCGTCATCCGTCGCTACATTCTCGGTCAGACCCTCTCGCAGGACACCGCCTCGACCGGTCTCGGATCGGGCGTCGCGGAACTGCACGCGGACACGTTCGCCCGGCTCATCAAGTACGACGCGATGAACCTGGCCGAGACCCTCACCCGTGACCTGATCTCGGTCCTCTGGCGGTACAACTTCCCCGGCGTCCCGGCCCCGCGGTTCGTTTTCGATGTCGATAAGCCGAACGCCGCCGAGACCCTAGAGGCCGCGAAGACGTTCTGGGAGATGGGCGGGGAGATCGACGCCGATGAACTCCGGTCGATCCTCGGTCTCTCGAAGCCTCAGCCGGGTGCCGCGGTACTCACGAAACTCCCGGCCCCGTCCCCGGCCGGCGTAGGTCAACTTCCCCAGGGCGTCCCGGTACAGGGCACGCCGGGTCCCGTCGCACCACCGGGGCAAGGTGCAACGGACCAGGGACAAGCGGAGCAGTCTTACCTGTTCCACGCGAGGGGGGAAGATCGGCACCGGTTCGCCCTGTCCCCGGACCAGGGGATACGCGATCTAGCCAACGGGTACATGGCCCAGCGGCACCTCGCCCCGACCGAGCTAGCGTACGAGCAGGTCCACGAGCCGACCTCCCGAGCGATAGCCGACTGGTATGACAAGGCCACGCACTCCCCCAACGACCCCGCGGTCCGGTCGGCGTACGAGGCGTTCAAGAGAGAGACCCTGGCCCAGTGGAAGTACCTCCAGGCCCACGGGTTCAAGTTCGATCCCTGGGAGCACGAGGGCCAGCCCTACCGTAACTCGGCCGAGATGTCGGCGGACGTACGTCACAACCGGCACCTCTACTTCTATACCGGCGGGTCGTTCACCCCCGACAACCACATGACCGAGCGGACCGGTGAGTTAATCAACGGGTACCCCCTGACCTACAACGACGTGTTCCGAGCGGTGCACGACGTGTTCGGTCACGCCCACTACGGTAACAAGTTCGGTCCCCGCGGCGAGGAACACGCCTACCGGGCTCACTCGCAGATGTACACCCCCGAGGCCCTACCGGCGATGGGCACCGAGACCCGCGGCCAGAATTCCTGGGTCAACTTCGGCCCGTACGGTCACCTCCCCGTTACCGAGCGACCGTTCGCCCCGCAGAAGAACGCCGTCCTTCCGAAGCAGTTCGCGATGGAGGACCCGGTGTTGGTCGAGTCGGACAAAGAGGTCGCGGACCGAACTCACCGGGCCGCGTTGCGAGCCGGGTTCCCTCAGACCCCGCCGAGTCATAACGGGAGCATGACCGAGGTCCACCTCAACGACAAGGAAGGGCGACAACTATCCCTGGATCACGGTGGGACAAGGGAAGGTACCCCCCTGACGTACGTGGAGTTTCGTAACGCGTACGGGTGGAACACGAACCCCAAGTACGTCAAAGGGTCGATCCCGTTCCTACGGCAACTCCAGGAGACGATCCGATATCTACATGCCCAAGGCCGCGGTATCTCGTACTCCGGGGACAAGGAGCACAAGAACTTCTACCGCCGTACCCTACCGAGGCTAGGGTTCCGACAAATAGCGTCCCGTGACGCATACCTTCAACGGGACGAATGGCTACCCGTTAGCGGGAAAGTTAGACGGTTCGCGGCGAACGAGGAGGAGGAGGGTTACCGGAACCTGACCCTGGCGATGGACCAAGCGTTCGGTCAACTCCCGATCCGGAACCCCCGGTCCCAGGACCAGCAACTGGAGCACAACGACCGTCTCGTCCAGGCCCACTACCGCCCGTCCGATAACACGGTCTACGTCCAGTTCAAGAACCAACCCACGTCCGCCCACCCCGGCCTCGGGGACTACGAGGTCAACACCGACGTACGCGAGGGGTCCGTGGACTTCTTGCGTCGCCTTCGGACGATGGTCAAGACCCTGGCCGGTCACGGGTACGGGATCGAGTACCACGCGGACCCGAAGCACCGGGAGTTCTACACTAACATGTTCCCCCGCCTCGGGTATAAGCTCGCCGAGTCCGTCGAGGAACCGACCGGGATGCAACGCGAACTCTGGCGACCTATTTCTTCCCCTAGCGTGAAGTTAGCGGCCCAGGAGTCCGATGAAGTAGATCGGGAACTTCTCGCCGAGATACGCAAGAAGATGCCCGACAAGCGACCGGACCGTCTCCCGGCAATGGTCGGTAAAATTGGCGGTATCGAGGTACGTCTCGTTGACGGGAACCGGACCAAACTCTCCCACGGGATGGACTTTGCCGAGGGAGCTAATGACCTGGAGATTATCGAGCGGTCCGGGCTAGATCAGCACGGTATTCCGGACCGTACCGTCCTTATCGACGCCCTGGTCGATCCCTGGGAGTACGTCCCGAACGCCTATCACGAACTCTACGAGCGACGGTGCATGGCCGAGGAGGGGGAAACCTACGACGAGGCTCACGAGACTGCCAATCGTCACGAGCAGATCATCCGGGCCGAGATCATGCCGGACCGGCGACGGTACGCGGCCGGGGAGGACGTTCCGCCCCTGATGCACGTGGACGAGTTGCTCAAGACCCACTTCGGCCCGTCGGCCCAGGTAGAGACCACGTCGTGGAACTCCCACGCGAGAGTACCGGGAGTCAATGGGTCGCGGAACATCGAGTTCATGGAGTCCGCCCACTTCCCGAACTCGTTATACGTGGCCTTCGAAAAGGGCGGGGACTACAACTCGTATAAAGCCTACCAAAGGGGCGGGATCGACTTCCTACGACCGTTCGGGAACATGATACGGGACTTAGGTCGCCGGGGGTTCTCGATCTCCTACACCGCGAACCCGGAGCACAAGGCTTTCTATAACAAGATCATGCCGAAACTCGGGTTTCGATTGGGGTACTCCGGTCCCGGTTCCGCGGCCGGGTTCGACCGAGAGAACTGGGAGCCGGTCAAGGAGTTCCAGGCCGCCGCCCCGGCCGCTATCGAATATCACGAGGTACTGCACCTATGGCCCGGCCGGTGAGTGATCCCTTTGACGCCCTGTCCGCCGCGGACCATCTTAACGACCTGATGGACACCGCCCTCGAACGGACCCCGGCCCACGTCGCCGCCCGACAGGAACGGGTAGCGTCCATCGGCGGCGGTCTGTCAAAAAAGGACCGGGACGCCTGGCTCAACCAGGCCCGTCACCTGTCCGACGATGACCTACTTGCCGTTCACGAAGGGAACGTCAAGGACTTTCTGGCCACGGTCAACGAGATCAAGGCTCACACCGGTAACGGGGAATGGTTTACCCAGGCCGCGAAGGCGGGGAAGGTCGCCCGTCGCTGGTACAACAACACGACCCGGACGATCTTCCAGTTGTTCCCGAACGGGGACGACGCGTTCCGCTTCACCGCCCTTCTAGCCGCGACCTCGCCCCGTGTCCCGGTGGACACCAACCTCAAACTGGCGATGGACATCTGGGCCGCGTGGAACAAGGCCGGTCGCCCCCAGAACGTGAAGGGGTTCCTACACGGTCTCGCCCAGGACTGGTACGGGGCCGGCAAGACGGTCCCGGTAACCAACTCGAAGGGCGAGGTCGAACGTATCCCGTGGGGGAACCCGCCGAACTTCTACGCGCACCTCAACAACGCCGCGAGGGCTCTGACGTACCAAGGGCACGACTGGATCAAGGAGTTCAAGCTCTCCGGTCCGAAGGTCAACTCGTTCTACCAGAACCTGATCGGTAACCTGAACGCGGTCACGAACGATACCTGGATGTCGTACTTCGGAGGTATCCCTCAGAAGGACCTGTACGGTAAACAGATGGGCAAGGGCGAGCCGGCCGGGATGTCGATGCCCTACGCCGCCTACTCGTCCCTGGTCCGCGAGGCCGCTTCGAAGTTGAACGAGACCCGTCTCTCCCACGAGGCCCCGTGGACCCCGGCCGAGGTCCAGGCCGCGGTGTGGTCATTCTACCGGACCCTGGCTAAGGTGCAGGGTCTCTCTACCCGTGCGGCGAAGCTGGGACGGACGCAACCGTTCTCGCCCGCCGAGGCACTGGCCGCTATTACCGAGGGGGACATGGCGGACACGGTGAACTTCGTCTCCCTTCTCGCCAATGACCCCGATATCGCCAAGCGAGCCCGATCTATTGGACTTGGCCCGGAGTACGCTCGATTCCGTAAGGTCTTCGCTCGCTTTTCATCGCAACAGGGTAAAACGGCCGGCTCCCGAGCGGCTCCGAGCGTTAACCCTGTTCTTGAAGCTATTAGCCGCTCGGCAGGCACCCACCAGGCTCCCTTTGCGTCCGGCCGGGTCCGTCAGTCCGCCGCGACCGGGCAAGTAACGCCCGCCCCGTTGTCCCCCTGGATCGAAACGTGTCTAGCTTTCCTCCGAGGTACCGGTGCCTAACGAACCCGCCGTTGAACTGTCGCCCGGTAACTCCTGGACCGGCTACTCCCCGAACGTGGACGAGGGACTCTCCCTACCGCAAGCCTACGCCCGTCTCCACTCCGCGAACCAGAAGGCGTTCAAGGACATCTCACGGGACATACTCAACACCGCAGGGATCAAGAACTACGAGATGCACGACGTGCTCGGTAACTGGACGGACGGGGCCGAGAACGGCCTGTTCCACGTCCTCCGGGACCCGGTCGATCCCGAGCTATCGAAGTACGTCGCCGCCTGGCACGGTCTGCTCGGTAACCAGAAACAGGTCCTCCACTTCGTGGCCGGCGACGGACCGGACTCGTTCTACCAACTCTTCCTCCCGACCACCTCGGCCGCTGACGTGTCCGCTGCCCTGGACAAGTTCGGGATTCCTTTCCGTGCCTTGATGCCCCGTCGGGACGGTACCCTTGTCGCGATCTACGACGAGAAGAAACGTCTACGGCCGAACGTCCAGGCCCTCGCAGAGCACTACAATGCCACAGTTCGCGAAGCCAGGGGTCGGGGCGAGTTCCTTGGTGATCCTGCCGGGAGTTCCCGGACCAAGGCCCGTGCCGAGTACCGGTCGGTCATTAACCGGTTCGAATCGGTTCATACCGGTGCCGCAGGTGCCCTTCACAATCCTGATGCCGGGAGGCCCTCACAGCCAGGCTCCCTCTATCAGAAGTCCGTCCCGCTAGGGGAAAAAGTACGGTTAGAGGCGGTCAAGGCCCCCGAGGGTGGGGCGGTCGTTCGCGGCATGAGCTACACCGGCGGGCAGTTCCTCCCGGACATGCCCTCGCCGGACCCGCTCCCGAAGGTCGAGCAGCTGGCCGAGCCTACTTCACTCCCTAGCGTGAAGTCCCCTGCCCCGATGGCGACCGGGTATACCAAGCCGCCGAGTTACCCGACCCCGGCCTCGAAATTTGAGCCCAGGGACGTAGACACCGAACTCGATCTCCGTCCGCCCCCGACCGAGCCCGGTCAGTTCAATGACCTCCCGATCCCCGTGGAGTCGAAACCGTTCCACGAGGAAATCCCGGAGGAGAACTGGGGTCTGTTCTACGACCAGGCGTCCCGGAAGTTCGCCGATACCCTCGGTAACGCGATGAAACCCCCGGCGTCCCCCGTGTCCCCCGGCGGTCTCACCCCGGCCCACGTAGAAGCCTCGACCCGTGCGGTCCACGGGGTTCTACGAGCGATGCCCGTTGTGGCCCTGCACCGGGTCAACCAGAACCTTCGGCACGTGCGATGGTACGCAACGACCGACGCCCTATCGGCCTCGCTCTATCACCATTACCCGGAGTGGGCCAAGCAGCAGATCGACCCGCAGACCGGGAAACAGTACCAGATCGGGGGGGTGTATACCCAGCACATGGGCGTTCTCTGGTTGGACGGTCCCGATAAGGTCGCCTCGCTGAAGGGGGGCGATCCGACTTCCAAGGCGGACCAACTTCATCACATTTACGCCCACGAGTTGATGCACGTCCTGGACGGTCCGGAGCACGAGATCAGTAACGGGGACCAATGGGCCATCGCCCATGCCGGTGAACTACGGCGGAACCCGGTCTCGCAATACTCCCTGTCCCATCCCAAGGAGTCGTTCGCGGAGTTCGGGCGTCTCTTATACACCCGGCATCTCCCGACCCATTCCAAGCTACTCGACCCACGGTCCCTCTCCCTGGCGGACATCGAGAGGTTGTACCCCATCGCCTCCCATATCTTCAAGGAGAACGGACTGTGGCCTATCTCCCCGAACTCTTTGGCAAGTCTATCACGCTCCCCGACGGTACGATAATCGACACCCTTCTGGACCCCTCCCATGCAAATCGACCTGGACGATCTGTGGCTCCCTCACGACCCCAACCAGTCCCTGGAGGTCGGCCGATCAACCCCCGCCTACCGGGAGCAGGAGATCGCCCTTCTGGACGAGCACGACCTAACGGACCCCCAGGGTAAGGTCGTCTTCTCCTTGACGGCCCAACGGTTGAAAGAGATCGCGGCGAACAACAACCGTCGCATCCAGGAGACCGGCGACGAGATACCTATCGTCATCGGTCATACCAAGGACGGCCTGGACGAACAGAAGCAACCGTTGATCGTGGGCTGGGCGAGGGACCTTACCGTCAAGCCGCTGTTCGAGACCGGTCGCAAGGCGATCTTCGCCAAGGCCCGGTTCGAGGAGGGCAAGTTAGACCTGATCAAGAAGTTCCCCCGGCGGTCGGTGGAACTGTGGCTTCGCAAGATGATGATCGACCCGATCTCCCTCCTAGGGGCTACTACCCCGGAACGCGACTTGGGACTTCTCAAGTTCGCTAACGGAGATCACAAGTACGCCTCTTTTTCCCCTAGCGAGGAACCAATGAACGTAGACGAAATCGTCCAAAAAGTCCTGGCCGCTCTGGAGCAGACCGACGTGTTCCAATGGGCGCGACAACAGATGGAACAGAGCCAAGAGGAACCGGCCGAGGCCCCACCCGGCGGACAAGGTTCCCCCGGCGAGGAACCCGTTGCCCCGATGGGCCAGGGACAGGAGATGCCCCAAGAGGAACCCCAGGAACAACCCGCCCAGTACGCCGCGTCCGCCCCGTCCGGCAGTAACACCTTCCTCCCCGGCTCCAAGGGTAACATGGAGCCCGACCGGGTGAAGATGGCGATGAACCAGTTGGAGGGTAAACTCGTTCGCTACCAACAGGCGTACGAGCAACAGGCGACGGAACTCCAGGACGTTCGGGTGAAGCTCCAGAAAGCCACCCGCGAGAAGGACCTTTTGGAACTGGACGGCCAGGGCGTACAGTTCGACATGGCCGAGGAACTGGCCGACGTGGCCGAGATGCCCGAGGTCCAGTACCAGAAGCACCTGGAACGGATGAAGGTCCGGTACCAGAAAGCCCCGGTCGGTAACCCCTACTTCAAGTCCGCGGAGCGGGTCAAGGCTCTCGGTCAGTCCCCGTCCCGTGGCCAGGCGGACGTGAACTCGGTCGTGGACTACGCGACCGCCCATAACCTCTCCTATCAGGAGGCCCTCGCCCAGATGCAAGGGTCCGCGACGAAGGTGATCTAATGGCCAACCAGTCCGCTACCATCACGGCGGGCAACACGTTCACCACCGCTACGACCTTCAATACCCAGGCGTACTTCAACGTCTCGGTGGAGGGCACGAGCGGTTGGTTGGCGAACGTCCGTCTACAGAAGTCCTACGACAGCGGGTCCACTTGGTACGACGTGAACCCCGACGGGGTCTTCACGGCTAACAAGGAACTGATCGTGTTCAATGCCGACTCCGCGGTCCAGTGGCGTATCGGCTGTCCCACCGGGGACTACACCAAAGGTACTATCAACGTGAGACTGACCCAGGCATGAAAGAAGTCTTCTCCCAAGTCTGGTCCTCGGTCGCCGTACTGCCCCAGGAGGACGGGTACGCCCCCTTTAATGCGTCCCTTCCCCCTGCCCCGACCGGTCTCACGGCGTCCCTCAACTTCGCTGACATCCAACTCCAATGGACGGCGGTCTCGGGGGCAACGAGTTACAAGGTGTACCGCGGAACGTCGAGCGGGGCCGAGACCCTGTTAGCGTCCGGGGTCCTGACTAACTCCTACCTGGACGTAGCCCCGGCCGATTTCGCGACGTACTACTACAAAGTCGCCGCGACCAACATTAGCGGGACCGGTGCCCAATCGAGCGAGATCTCCCAGGCCGCTCCGATCCAGTCCGTTAGCGGAAAACTTCTCTGGATCGACGCCCAGAAACAGGGCGGTACGAACAACACCGCCGTTACCGCCGTTACGGACTACTCCGGTAACGGAAACAACGCGACCGGTTTCGTGTCCGCCTGGCCGAAGTACTTCACGTCCGGTATCGCCGGTATCCCCGCCCTTGACTACGCCCTCGGATCGGCTGTCTTCCCCCACATCTTTCCGAACACCACTCAGAACTACACCATCGCTTGTGTGATCCTGGCCCACTCGGTCTCCTCGAACGGTATGATCTCTGCCGGGGCCGACTCGACCGGGCATACCCTTCGTATCATCTCCGGGACGGACGTACGGGTCCGGAACAACGGGACCGCGTACGACTTCAACCCGACCACGGGAGGTAACCCCGGTACCCTGGCCACCGAGACCCCGTACCTGTTTGTCCTCACCAACAACGCAACCCTGGGTCTCATGAACCTGTTTATCAACGGGAAATGGGTCGCCCAGATCTCCACGTCCGGTACCTCGTCCGACAATAACCAGTTCGTTCTCGGGTCCGATGCCTCCGGGAACAACCAGTGGAACGGACGAACGGGCTCCCTGCTACTTCTTGATCACTGTGCGACGCCCCAGGAGATGACTGCGATCCATGCCGGCTGGGCGACCCAGTACTCGTCCGCCTTCGCCGCGACCACCCACAACCTGGGGTTCGACGGGGCCAGTAACGTTGATGACGGTGGGTTCCTCTACCAGGTCGCGGCAGGTCTAGTCGGGCACTACACCCTACAGGACGCTAGTCAGAGTGGGGCGAACGTCGAGACTAACACCTCGTCCCTCCCGACCCTCTTGTTCCCGTTCTACAACGGGTTTGCCAAGGGAAATCTGTGTGTCTTCCAGGGCGGTGCTAACGATATCCGTAACGGGGACTCGTCCGCTACCCTCCAGACCGACTTTACTAACTTCGTCGCGAAGTGCCGTAACGGTGGCTGGGTCGTCAATCTGTTGACCATCCAGAAGTCCGACTTCTCGACCACCGTCGGCCAAGGCCCAGGGGATACGATCCGCGACACGGTCAACACCTGGATTAAAGGTAACAACTCCGGAGCGGACTACGTAACGGACTTTACGACCGACGTACATATCGGCACCGATGGCACCCCTACGGACGCTACCTACTGGGTCATTGCCTCCCCTACCGTCCACTGGACCGCTACGGGGGCGGGACTGGCCGCATCCTATGTCTGGCCCGTCATTCAGAACTATTTCCTGGTCCCGGTCTACCTGTACCAAGATACCTTTCCAGGGGGCTCCGGGGCCGCTCTGCCGGCGGCCTGGACCACGGCCACGGGGTCGTTCCAGCAGAACGGGGACGGTACGATTTCCCCCACGACCACGTCCCTCTCGGTCGCGACGGTCGATACCGGCGTGGTCAACCATACGGCGGCGACAATGGTCAAGACGACCGACTCGTCCCTCGTGCCCGGTGTAGTGGTCAGATCGGACGGCACCAACAACTACTGGACCGTAGTCTATTCCGCGACTACCACGGTCGGCATCTACGAGGTAACGGCCGGAACGGCGGTTCTCAAAGCCAGTGGTACCGCGATCAACTATACCACGAACGGGTTGCTACGGTTAGAAGCTACGGCCGACGCTAGCGGCATCCACTCCTTTGTCAACGGGGTTGCCATCGTTTCGTTCTCGTCCACGGACTTTAACACAAACACCAAGGCCGGGGTACGCAACAACACCGCCTCGGACGCCACGTATCAGAACTTCTTCTCCACCGATCCCACGAAGGTCTAGTATGTCCTTTGATCTCACGCTAGCGGAACAGATGGCGGTTATTTGTCAGGCCGCGTACGACGATGACTTCGCCGGGTACTGTGACGCGTTCGATCTACCGGTAGAGGAGATACAGGAGCTAGCGGACGACAACCAACGTATCCTCGTCGGGCACTACCCGGACCGGACCGTCGTAGCGTTCCGAGGTACCGCAACGGTCGGCGGCTGGGAAGAGGACCTTAACACCGCCCCGGTACTCACCTGGTACCCCGGTCTGGTCCACGCCGGTTTCTATCAGGCCGATCAAAACTGTGCGATCCTCTTGGACGGGAACGTTCCCCCCGAGAAGCCGGTACTCTTCACCGGTCACTCGCTAGGAGGTGCCCTCGCGACCCTGGCGTCCTACCGGTATCTACGCCGGTCCTATCACGTGCTCCCGGTATACACGTTCGGGTGCCCCCGTGTCGGAAACCCTCGGTTCGTGAACGCGATGTCCGAGCTATCGTTGTTCCGGGTTACGTACGCCGGGGACCCCGTCCCCCACGTCCCGTTAGGGGTATATGCCCCGCACGGGACCACGGTCTGGTACAACCCGGCCGGCGAGCAACTCCCTGAGAACCCGGAGGAGGAGATCATTGACTTCGCCCGTGACGTGTGGTCCGACCATGCCATCGCCAACTACGTTCGCATCCTGTCCCCGAAAGGAAAGTAAGATGCCCCTCCCGCAGAACATCCTCGACCAGTTGAACAAGGCCGAGAGCGATCTGGAAGCTGCCCAGGCGTCCGACGCTACCCTCGCCACCGCTACCAAGGCGGTGACCGACGCCCAGGCCGCCCAGGCGACCGCTCAAGCCTCGGCCCTGTCGGCCCATACCAAGGCGACCGACTCCGCGACCCAGGCCGTCGCCCTGATCAAGCAGTACTTCGCCCTCCCGTAACCGGAGGCGATTCCCACCGGGGGCGTTCAAGAGCCCCCACCTTTTCACATCTCTTCCGCTAGCGTGAGGTAACCAACTATGCCAGGCGGTGCAAATTTCTTCGCCCGTGGTAACATCCACACGGCAGCGTTCGTCAAGGAAGATACCGCGACGAACTTCGGTGTTCTCGAAGCCGGTGCCAATGATAAGGTGATCGGCGTCTCCCAGGACGGTACGCACGACACCCCCGGTCTGACCGGTGCCGGTGTCTATGCCGCCACGAACGGCCAGGGTATCCAGGTCTTCCAGGACGGCGACGAGTGCCTCATTACCGTCGGCACCGGCGGTGTGACGGCCGGTGATCTGGTGCAGGCCGGATCTACCGGTACCGCGGTGACGCTCTCCCTCGCGACCGGTAACAACTACGTCGGCGGTCGTATGCTGGAGACCGGAGCGGCCGGTGACCTTCGCCGGATGCTCGTCCAGCCGTCGCTCGTGTGGCACAGCTAACCGTGACAAATCGTCGGGGGTTATCTACAACCCCCGACACCCCCTCCCACCACCCCTTCGCACCTCTAAGGGAAACATCCTATGGCAGCCCAATATCCAAGTGGGACCAATACCTTTGTTCCGCAGTTCGACGCGTCCGGTCAACTGGTCGTGGCGTTCTCGCGGAACCCGAAGGACTTCCCGCTCAACCAGTACGTCACCATCACCCCGGTCAAGAAAGGCCAGGGGTACTTCCTCAAGATCACCCCCGAACAGGCCGCTCGTATTCTCAACACGGACCTGTCGGAGAACGTGTGGCACGACGGCAACGATGCCCCGAACATGTCGTGGGGCAACGAGTCGTTCCAGTTCGTCAAGTACGAGACCGAGCGATACGCCTACGGTTTCCGGATGGGCTGGAAGACGACCGAGCAGGCCGACTGGAAGATCGTCGCCTCCCACGCCGCGATCTCGGCCCAGCGGGCGATGACCGGCCGGGCGTACGTGGCGATCACCACCCTGACCACGACCAGCAACTACTCCGCGTCCCACTTCGGCACGGCGACCTCGGTCGGCGGCGGTAAGTGGAACGCCGGGACCGTGGCCGCCCCGTACATCAAGAAAACCATCCTCGCCGCCCTGAAGGTGATCAACCAGGACACCCTGGGCGTGGTCGGTCCCCGCGACATCATCCTGGTCGTCAACCCGACCCTGGCGTCCGCCATGACCTCCAGCCAGGAAATCCAGTCCCTGCTCTCTAACAGCCCGTTCGCGATGGAGGTCTTGAAGGGCGACGAGATCAAGGCCGGCCGATGGGGTCTCCCCCCGTTCCTGTACGGCGTCCAGGTCGTTGTAGATGACACCGTGGTCATCACCTCGGCGAAACTGGCAACGGAGTCGATTGGGTACGCCCTGGCCGACACGACCGCTCTGCTGGTCGCCCGTCCCGGCGGTATCACGTCCCCCGAGGGTAGCGTGTCGTTCTCGACCGGTCACTTCTTCGTGTACGAGGAAATGTCCGTCGAGACCCGCGACGACCCCGATAACCGTCGCACGACCGGCCGGGTGATCGACGACTGGAACTTCTCCATCGTGGCCCCGTCCAGTGGCTTCGTGGTTACTTCTTGCACCTAAACCATGCCCTACGCCACCGCTCAGAACATGCTGGATCGGTACGACAACCGTCGCCTGGGCCAACTGGTCCGGGACGATGGTACCGAGGCTACGTCTACCCAGCTACTGTCCGATACGATCCTGGCCGCTGCGTTGTCCGACGCGGCCAGTATCCTCAACTCCGCGATCTTTCGCGGCAACCGTTATCTCCCGACGGACCTGGCAGCCCTTACGGGCGATGACCAGGCTCTCCTGATCCGGGTAAACTGTGACCTCGCGTTCGGTCTACTGCACCGTCGCCGGGGGTTCACGCAGTCCGAGATCGAAACCCTCGCCCCCGGTTACAAGGACGCGGTCCTTCTCATGGGCCGTCTCGAACTAGGGGACGCTATCTTCAACACCACGACCGCCCCCGGTGCCGGTGTGCACGTCACCCCGGTACCTCTCTCGTCCAAGATAACTCTGGTGTCCTCCCGCTGGCGGTACTTCGGGATTCTCAATAACGAACAGTTTCCCCAAGGGTAACCTATGGCAACTCCCTATGTAACCGGCCCGGCCCACGTGTTCGTGGGTCTCGGTAGCGGCGGCACCCCCATCTACCTTGGGACCTGTGAACGCTACCCCAAGATTCTGATCCGTCCCGCGAACGAACCTCACTTCAACGACATGGGCGGCAAGGTCCCGTTCGATATGGCTCATATGGGCGAGGAAGGGTTCACGTCCGGTGACTTCAACCGGTTCAACGAGACGACCTACGCGGTCCTCGCGTCCCGTCCCCGAGGACCGGCCGGGGTCCGCGGCCTCAACGTCGCGGGCGAGATCGGTGCCCTCTACCTGACCGAGGGATTCGCCTACGGGGTCTGGGTGTCCTTCCCGTACGTCGCTAAGCCGGTGTTCGCAGCGGCCGGTATGCCAGCGGGCTATCACTTCCTCGCGAGCTACCTGGTCGGCCCGGACGAACTCGAACCTCTCGGTACGACCCCCCGTAAAATCCGCCTCATCTGGCACCACCTCCGGGCGTTCGGCATCCCCGGTATCTCGATCCCCCAGGGCGTTACGCTCCAGTCGTCCATCGGGGCGGGAGAGGTCTTTGAACTCTACAACCACGACATGTCCGCCATCAACGGCATCCCGGTGAACTAATGTTTGTCAACTCGCTCGTGTTCGAGGTTCCCACCGGCAGCGGGACGAAGTTCGTCGATCCCCTCCGGGTCTATCGTCGCCTTACCCATGCCCTGGGACAGGACCCGACCGCTACCCTCACCCAGGCCCGGTCCCCGGACCCCTCGGTCGCCTTCCAGGCCCAGGAGGAACTCTACCGGGCGGCGAGGTTCGCGTTCGAGCTACCGTTCGACCCCGCGACGGGGCAAGGGGCGACCGAGGAAGTCCTCAACGCCGCCCTCCGGTCCTACCGGGACTACGTCGAAAAAAAAAAAGATGACTATCGGGAACTCGCCGACTTCATAGCCGCCTACCACGTCCTCCCGTTCGATCTCTCCTACGACGACTTCGTGGGTCTCTGGTTCAACAAGGACCGGGTACGTCTCCAGAACTCTATCGACGTAGCCCGCGGTATCGGCATTACGAAAACCAACGACGATCTCTCGGTAGATTGGTTCGACGCTATCACGTCCTACGTCCCGCTCATAGTGGACCTACAGTTCGAGACCAACGCCGACCGTATGGAGGCACGAACGATCCGTGGACCCCACCGTTCTTGAAACCCTGTCGAAGGTCTTGTCCACCCCGCCGGTACCGACCGGGGGAATAGACAATCTCCCCGGCAACGTCGGCTCCCTTCTCCCGTTAGGGGGAGGGGGCGACCGGTCACCGGTACCGTTCGCCGAGGAGCTACCGACCGAGATCACCGCCCCGGAGAGGGAACTACCCCACGCCCTCCCGGTCTCGGTACCGCAACCCCTTTCTCCCGCTAGCGGAACAGATACGGCCCGGCTCCCGACGTACGATCCCCACTCCCCGTCCCCGTTCCCCCTCCCGTATGACTTCCCACGGGAACCGGACCTAGAGGTCTTCCCGCTCGCCAGTCCCGAGGCCCCGGACGCCCGGAACCTACCGGCCCATCACGCCCCGCAACCTATATATCCCCCTAGCGTGACGTACGAGGTACCGGCTTCCCCGTCCCTGCCGTTACCGTCCCATGCCGCCGTGGAAAGGGAGCGATCCGCTAGTACCTCTCTCCCGTCCGCTGGTCCCCAGGGGAACGAGACCGAGCGACTACTTCGGGAGATGGTAGGGGAACTCCGGCAACGGCCCACCCCCGCTACCCCCCGGTCCCCGTTGCCCCCGGCCGGTAACGTAGTCTGGGAGCAGTCGGCCGACTTTGCCCCGCCCCCGGTTAGTTATACCCCCGCCTCTCCCTCTATTCCCTGGGTGCGACGCTAATGGCTATCTCGTCCTTCCAGTACAACGGCGTCAACCTCGGGATCGTACTGACCGAGGTCTGGGGTCGCGAGAACATCTACGACGGGAACTACAACTACCTTCATACCCGTCACGTGATCCGGGTCGTTACCCTTCTCGGCCCGCAGGTCCAGATACAGGGGTTCGTGAACCAGCAACTGATCGCCTCGAACCTGTTGTCCGTACCGACCGAGTCCCTGGTCAACGGGCAGTTACCGGTCAACACCGCCCAGGTCGTGTCCAACTCGTTCGGGACAACGGGAGCTTTGACGGACGAGGCGATTCGTCACCTCCTCTCGGTACCGCGGGGCCGGCTAACGGTAACGGTCGGAGATAAACTGGCCCTCTCGTCCCCGCGGACCGGTTCGACGACGGACTCGAACAACGGACCGAAACCACTCAACGTCACGGTCAAGGAGATCAGAGGGACACACTCGTACCTGATCGACTTCACGATAGAAGTAGCTCTCAACGAGAACTACTTGTTCGCCCTGACTACCGCGGGACTGGGGAACACGGTACTCACCAATAACCCCGTCGTCACGTCCGTCCTGACCGCGATCCGTTCCGAGATTGACCAGGACTACTACACGACCCGGACCGTCCATCAGACCGCGAAACTCAACGTCGATGAGATGCGACGCCAGGGACTCCGTGCCGAGCAGATTATCGAGACGATTGCCCCGACGATCTCCCCCGGCTTCCAACGGATCAAGGCCGTGGTGGACGTGTCCCCGGACGAGACGACCGTGACCTGGGACGCTATCGACCGTGAGACCGCCCTTCAAATCCTCTCGGCCAACGGAGGGGTCACCCGTATCGAGGCGTACCAGACCGAGTCCCTCAAGTTCCTAGGGAACGAGTCCCTCATTGTCAACCTCCTGTTCACCCATCTAGAGACCGCGACCCGTGGTCTACAAATTCTAGCCATCGCCGGACGGGACCCGGTATCGGCCGGGTTCGCGGCGGGGGCAGCGGCTGCCGATTACCTAGCGAACGCGGCGAAAGTGGTCTACAACCATCTTCCGATCCGTCAGACCGATATCGTCGTGCGGGTCTGGGGACACAAGGGGGGACGACGGGACCTACTCCAACAGATCGCCACCTTGATGATTATCAATCGCCTTGGTGGGATCAACAACGCCCTGTTCCGGGCTGCCGTGTCCGGGTTCAACGCCCAGGTAACCCATGACTTAATGGGTAAATTTGTAGAGATCAAATTAACTATACTGGGTAGCCCGATCCTCTCCACCCTCACCGTTGTCCAGGAAATGGTGTTCGGTAACGGAACTCTGTTTCCCTCCGGAGTGGGATCGGACGCGACCGCTGGCATTACGGACGATACCTCTACCAACCCGGCCCAGTCGAACCCCCCGCCGCCGGGTGGATTCGTCTCCGGTCTGAACCCCGTCGCTCAGTCCCCGACCGTTCCCCAAGAGGTCGGGGTACGGTACGGTCAGGTAGCTAACCCGCCGCCGGCCCGTCTCTCCCAACAGGTCACGACCCCGTAATGCCTACCACTCTGTTCTCTACCGAAGCCTCGCAACCGGAACCCTATACCGAGTTCACGGTCTCCTCGTCGTACATCTGGAACAGCGGTCAGATACAACTACCGGCCGGTGTGGCGGGGGTTCCGGCCGCTATCATACAGGTCGCCCAGCCGACCGCTATGAAGGTCGTTACCTGGACCGCGTCCCGGATCGGCAAGAAACCCCTGGTCCCCGATCCCCGCCCGACGGACCCGAACCTTACCCTGGCGTTCGCTCAGATCAACGTCCCGACCCAGTCCATCGACGTGTCCGGTTCGACCCGACACTACGCGTTCTCCGGGACCTATGTCTATCTCATGGCAACCTCGTTCGTCCCCGGTACCGACACGTTAGAGGGAAACACGCCCGTAACGGACAGCGGTAGCCAGTCGGACCAGCAACTCGACTCGTTCCTCTTTACCAAGGTGTTCTAATATGACCGTAGCTCTCACCGGTACCGGCGGGCTCTTTACCCGTCTCGGTAAACTGATCGGTGGCTTGAACGAGTTGAACTCGTACCGTGGTACTACGACCATCGGTGCCCGTGCGACCGCCATCCAGGCCCAGTACGAGTCCGCGGACCAACAGATCATCGACTCGTTGTTCTCGACCCGCGACGCCTACCGTAACGTCCACGGGAACTGGATACAACTGCTCCAGACGATGGCCAGTAACACCGTCATCCAGATGGCCAACGACGACACCCCGCTCGCGTCCCTCGACCTGACCACGGCCTGGAAGTTGATCGCCTCGCAGATGGTGACCGCCGCGGCCTCGATCCAACAGTCCGTCCCCGCGGTCGCCGTGTCGGCCGGCGGGTCGAACGTCGGTAACGGCCCGGTGATCGTCACGGTCTTCGCGGTGGACGGGAAGAAGGCCGAGTACCTCCTGGCCGAGACCCTGACCGCTACCGTTACCCTGGACGCGGTCCGAGGGGCCACGAGCGGCCGGGAACCCCTCCAGGTGAAAGGTACCCTCTCCCAGACCACCCTGACCGATTGGTCCTGGCCGAAGGGGTCGGGCTCGGCCCAGAACTTCTTCGCGGTCGATGCCACGACCAACAACACCACGAACCTCCTGGCGAACTCGGACTTCGAAACCTGGACCGGCGTTACCCCTGTCGCCTCGAACTGGACCATCGACGTAGGGTCCGCGGGCGTGACCATCGCCCAGGAGACCTCGCCGTACACCGGCACGTACGACATGGGGTTCATCGGTAACGGTTCGCAACTCACGTCGATCTACCAGCAGTTCGGTCAGTCCGTGACCGGGGCGTCCCAGACCCTCAAGCCCTCGACGGTCTATGCGATCAACCTGGCCACGAAGGTCTCCGCGACCCCAGCGGCCGGTGTCCTGGAGATCGCCCTGACGGACGGGTCCGGTACGATCCTCAACAACGATAACGGGACGGCCTGCTCGTTCACCGTTGCCCTCACCGGCGAAACGACCAGCTACGCCTTCCACAACGCGTTCGTCGAAACCCCGACCGCTCTGCCCGCGACCGTGCGTCTCCGGGTGCGTCTATCGACCGCCCTGGACAACACCAAGGTCGTGCACATCGACCATCTGGCGATGCAACAGGCGACCCAGGTCTACACCAACGGCGGGACGTACGGCGGGTTCTACATCGCGTCGTTCTCCGGGTCGATCCCGTACGCCCTCAACGACACCTGGACCCTGACCGCGACGAACACCCAGGGCAACTTCCAGAAGGGCCTCTGGCAGATCATGAACATCCCGTCGATCCCGGTCCGTATCCCGACCTCGAACTCCCCGACGGTCTCCGATGGCCTGGTGAGCTAATGCCAACTCCCCCACAGGTCCTAGCGTCCTCCGCGGCAACCATCGTCCCGGTCGTGAAGGCTATGATCGTAGCCGCGACCGGGATAGATAGTTCGTCCGTGAAGGTCTGCCGCCGAAAGAAAATCCCCCCGTTCGGGGGCGGACCGGATATACTACTCCGTCTCTCGTCCCCCCGCCCGTTACCGGAGTGGTTCTCGGGGTCCGGTCGGTACGCCCACGTGATCTACCGGGTCCTGGAGGTAGTCCCCCGCGTCCGCCTCCAGGTCGATATGTCCGACCGGGACGATACTTGGCTACTAGATAGTACCAAGGGACTCATCCCGCTAGAGGACGTGATCGTCAACGCCCTCCAGGGACAGTTTCCGGTGGACGGTAACGGTAATCACCTCACGATCCAGGGAATGATCTTGGTAGAGGGCGAGCGACCCGAGGACAACGGCCCGGACCCGGCCTGGGGTCAGTCAACGATCCCGTTCGGCCTCTTCTACGAGCAACCGGAGAACACGGCGGTCCTATGAACCTCACCTTCGCGGGCGTACCTCTCCGACAGACGACCCTGGAACTGGAGTCCTGGGTGGACCGGAACATACCGGCCCGTGACGTGTTTGCCCAGGACGTGCACTACTTCCCCGGTCCGGAAATCCCAACTGTTCCCCTAGCGTGGATTGATAACTCCCGTCCCTGGGAGATCAATACCCTCTACTGGCCCCGTGGGGCGGAGCGATGGGCGTACGGGTTCTTCCTGATCGAGGGACAGAAGCTCTCCCAGGTACTCGCCCAGGTATTCGTCAACGGGTACGCCAAGCAACCCCTGGTCATGGACGACGGGGTCCATCCCCCTCTCACGACCAACCTCTGGCTACTGCCCCCTCGCCCGCTCCAGGACGGGCAACTCTACCTCCTCCCGTTAGTAGATGACCGGTTCTTCTGGTGGGCACGTAACACCGGGACCCTGACGGTCGTAGATGGGACTACTACCTGGGCAACGGTCTTCGCGTCCCTCGGGACCTCGGTCGGGGTGACGATCAACGTCGATCCGATCAACGGTAACTACCTCGGTCCCTCGGCCGGCCTGGTAGGGCTCTACGGCAACGTCCCTCGTGCCCTGGACCTCTCGGCCCGGTCCGTCGGCCAGCGGATCGTACGGGACCTGAACGGTACCGTGTCCTCCCTGTCCTACACCTCGTCGGCCGCGAGACAGACCGCGAACATCACGCTAGGGGGAAATATAGCGGCCGGTGGGTTCCTCCTGACTAACACGTTCGCCGCCAACGCCCTCGACGCCCTCGTCCCCCAGAAGGTCGAGTTCGTCTTCCCCCAACAGGTCAGTGGGGTTATCACCCCCGACGCCTATGTCTACGACGTGACCCTGGCGTCCCTCGGCCTGGTACCGTTCACGAACCGGGTCGGGTACGTCGGCGAGAAGACCCTCCGCGTGGCCGCTATCGAGACGGCCGGTAACCAAGCCTCCCTCAACTCCCATGCCCAGCAATGGGCGACGGACTGGTACCTCCATGCACTCGGAACTCTGGACGCAGCTTATAACGGCCTTGTTGCACTCGCTCCGGAAGGGTTGTCAGTGCGTATCGAGTGGTCATACCGCCCTGACGGTTGTCGCACGCGGCTCTATCGAGGTGGGATTGAGCCTGATAACGTACCTCTTCCGGTCGCGACCTCGGACGGATCGATCTCCACCGTCCTCAACGGACCGTCCATCTTCGACGGACCCACCTACTTCACCAACACCACCGTAACGATTACCAACACGGTCTTCAACTACGGAACGACGAACGTGGTGTCCGTCTCCCCGCCCGGTGGACTGACAATCCCGACGATTATCGTCACCGGGGCTCCTACCTGGTCCCCTACGTACTATGAGATCGTCTGGAACAAGGTAGACAAGATTCTATATGTCTGGGACGGGTCCGCCTGGGACCCGATCACCAGCGGTAGTTCGACCGGACCGTCCCGTCTCTATGCGTCCGTTAGCTCCGTGTTGGTTTCGAACACGGTCACGACCACGTCCGTTCTCTCCGGTACCCTCGGCAAAGTCAAAGCCAACTCGATGTCTATCGGTTCTACCGTAGACATAGATGTCCTTGGGTTCATGCACGTCAACACCGGTGGATCGGACACTCTCAAGATAGACGTTCTCCTCGGCGGTACCATCGTTTACACCACCGGGACCATCGCGAACGCGTCCCTGAGCGGACTGGCCGGCGGTGACGGGGCCTTGGAGTTCGTCGCGAAACTTACCTGCGTCACGACCGGTAGCTCCGGTTCCGTCAACGCGATGTCCACGTTCCGCCTTGACCCCGGCAGCCTCGATCTCTTCGATCCCTCTATCAACACCCTTACCCAGACCACAACGATCAACACCACGATAGATAACACCGTGGACGTACAGGTCACCTGGGGTAACGCGAACGCCGGGGATAAGTTCCAACAGAACCTCGCCACCGTTTACTTCTGGCCCTGAGAGGAAACTATGATCCTTCGTCACGTTCTCGGCTGGCTCCTGCTCGTTGCCTGCGTCGCCGGGGCGGTCTACTTGTTCCTGAACGAGTCGGCCCCCTGTCCCAACTGCGGCCCGCAGACCCCGAACGTCCAGCCCGCCCCGACCCCGCAACCACCGGCCCCACCCCCCCCCCCGCGTCGCCCAAGTCCGAACAGCCAGGGTAAGGTCGGTACCCCCACCAACCAGTTCT